GTCCAAGTATGAGCAATGCTACAACTGTTGGATCAGAAGGCGGCACAAGTTATTTCATATCAAGTTCCACAGTGGCAGGTTTTGGCGGAGGCCGAGGTGGTCCAAACTCATCAGCAACTTCTCCTGGATATGGAGGTGGATATCAAGGTGATGGTGGTGGCCGAGGTGGTAACGGAGCGATTGATGGTGACTGGCGTCGAGCAGGTGCTGGTGCCGGTGGCTATACTGGTCAAGGTGCTGACTCTGCAGTCGCAAGCAGTGGTGTTAGCGCACCAGCAGGTGGTGGTGGCGCAGCAGGCGGTTATTACTCGTCAACTTATGGACAGCCAGCTGGCGGCGGTGTAGGTATATACGGCCAAGGAGACAGCGGTCTTGCAACTGGACAGTTTGCAGGTGCAGGCGGTGGTTCCGGAGGAGAGCCTGGCGTGGGTGGCGAGGGTTCTGGACAGAGCGGACTACGAACCATTAATGGCGGCCGATTCGGCGGTGGTGGTGGTGGATCTGGTACTAGCTGGGGCGGTGGTTGGGGCGGTGTTGGTGCTGTTCGCATTATCTGGGGTGCCGGACAGACTAGATTATTCCCTACAACAAACGCAGGAACGTTTACTAACGTAGCAGTAGTAGCCACTGCGACTACTAGAAGTTCAACGATTGGCGGCTCAGCGTTTAATTCAGAGGCAATAAGTGTCCATACTAGCAGAATGCCATACCCAGAAAGCATAGGCATTGATAGACTTGACACTATAGTAACTGTGGACACTATCACTGATGATGCTGTGAAAATTAAACTATATGCGTTTAACAATCTTAGCTCTTACACAGCTGGTTCTAGATCAGTAAGTAACAGTTTAGTTGGTTCGGAAAACTTCTACGTAGCAGGAACTGGCACAGATGGTGCAACTGTGCTATCAGCGTATTGGTTCTAATCCAATATATTTGACCCGCAGGTTAAAGAGTGTATAATTAATAGCATGAAGATTGCTATTATTGACATTATCGGTATACCCTATGATGGTACTACTGTAGACAAGCAGGGATTAGGGGGCAGTGAAAGTGCTGTTACCCTAATGAGCAGAGAACTTGCACAAATTGGATTTACCGTAACTGTGTTTAACAACTGCGGCATTGATCATGCTCGTCCGGGTGTCTATGATATGGTTACCTATCGTCCACTAACTGACCTTGCACTTGATCACGAGTTTGATATTGTTGTAAGTTCACGTACTGTAATTCCATTTACAGATCCTAAAGACTACCCTAAATTAAACGATGTTAGATCCGCTCCTTTCCAGAACATGGATCTTTACAATAGAGTAATTGCAAAAGCTCGAGTTCGTGCTCTATGGATGCATGACACATTCTGTCTCGGTGATAACCTTATTGAAGAATTAGCAACATCTAATCGCATCACCGATATCTTTACACTCAGCGACTTCCACTTAACTTACGTAGCTAACTGCCATCACGGACGCAGACGTAACTTTGAAGTATTAAAGAACAAGTTCTTTATCACACGTAACGGAGCTCGCAATTTTAAAACAGAAGTAGATATCAAAGCTAAAGATCCTGACTTGTTTGTCTACAATGCAAGTGTGACCAAGGGCATGATTCCTTTGGTTAGACATATCTGGCCACACGTTAAAAGACACATACCTACTGCTAAGTTAAAGATCATAGGTGGCTACTATAGATTCAGCACTGGCAGTGAACCGGATCAACAAGAAAAAGATTGGCGTGCAATGGCTGCTGATCCCGAGCTGGCCAAACTAGGCATCGAGTTTACAGGAGTTATATCACAACGTGAAATTGCCGACATACTCACTGACGCAAACTTTATGTTGTACCCGGCAGCGTTCCCTGAAACATTTGGCATTAGCACACTAGAAAGTTTGTTGTATAATACACCTGCTATTACCTGCAGATTTGGTGCGCTTGAAGAAATTGCCCTAGAAGGTGCCTGCTATCACATTGACTATGCCATAGAACCCAACGGCTTGTTCCCAGACATTAGTGTACCAGAACAAGTTGAAAAGTTTGTTGCAATGACAGTGCAGGCATATCACAACAAGTACCTGCATCAACAAAAACAATACTACTGCAACATTGTCAAAGACCTAGCTGGATGGGATACTGTAGCTCTACAGTGGAAGCAGTTAATGGTTAAGAAGTTAGACCTATATTTGTCTCGCAACGAATATCGTGCAGTAACTAAGATTAATCGCAGAGTACATAAGATCTGGAATCGCAAGTTTCACAATACCATTGAACTTGAAAATTATAAAACAGGTAACGAACAACTTATCGTAGTAGTGAGTCCGTTCTATAACTGTGCTGACTATATTGCCAAGTGCATACAAAGTGTGGCCGCCCAAGACTACGACAACTATGTACATATTTTAATTGATGACTGTTCTACAGATAACACAGTGGAAGTAGTAGTGAACACTGTAGAAGCACTGCCTAAAGAAATACAAAATAAATTTAAAATTGCTGTTAACACAGAAAATCGCGGTGCTGTAAGAAATCAGATTGAACACATTCGTAGTTTAATGAATAACGATGCTATCATTATGCTATTAGATGGTGACGACAGTCTTGTCAATGACAATACTATCTTTAGTCAGTATAATGCTCTATATGATGGTACTACAGAGTTTACCTATGGTTCATGCTGGAGCATGGTTGACAACATTCCGTTGATTAGCCAGCCTTATCCAGAACAGGTTAAACAAGATCGTGATTATAGGAATCATCACTTCAATTGGATCTTACCTTATACGCACTTACGCACGTTTAGAAAATACCTGCTCAATGATATTGCAGACAGCTTATTTCAGAATGAACGAGGTGAGTGGTTCAAAGCTGGCGGAGATGGAAGTGTATTCTATGCACTAATAGAAGCAGCTGATCCTGATAAAGTTAAATGCCTACAAGACATTGTATATAACTACAATGACATCAATCCGCTTAATGATTATAAAGTTAATGCTGTTGAACAAAATCAAAACGCACAAATAATTGTAAAGAAAATGAATGCTTCAAAAAAAAAGATACTAATAGGAATACCTACAGCCCGTAACATAGAGCCTGATACATTCAAGGCTATCTATGATTTAGAAGTACCTGAGGGCTACGAAACTACGTTTCAATTCTTCTATGGCTACAACATAGACCAAGTTCGTAACTTAATAGCAGATTGGGTAGTTAATGGATTTGATTACTTATTCAGTGTAGACAGCGATATTGCCTTTCCTAAAGATACATTAAAGAAATTACTAGAGCACGACAAGGATGTAGTAAGCGGACTCTACATTCAACGCAAGCCCGGACTACACATACTTGAACTATATGAACATAATGGTCGTGGCGGCGTTACTAATATACCATATGGCAAAATCAAAGACAGAGGACTAGTTGAAATTGCAGGCTGCGGATTTGGCTGTGTTCTAGTTAAAGCAGAAGTTTTCAAAGCTATAGGTTATCCTCAGTTTAAGTATTATAGTGCTATCAATCACAAAGATACTGTTTCTGAAGATGTTGACTTTTGCCGTAAAGCCTTAGACAAAGGATTTAAAATCTGGGCAGATACTACTATACAATGCCAACATACTGGTAGCTTTACTTTCAATGTTGATAATAACATTCCTAGTATTGATACACCTACAGTAGTAACACCCCCTACTCCGCCAGTTGTTGATATACAAACAAGATTGAGAGAACTAGGCAGTCAAAGACTAATCCCTAGAAGTCACGTTGATTATCTAGCTAGATTAAAAGGCTCAGGAGTTGAACCCAAAGTTATCTATGACATAGGTGCCTGCGTTTTACACTGGACCAACGAAGCTTCACGCATTTGGCCAGGTGCAGAAATTGTAGCTTTTGAAGCCATGGATAGTGCTGAATTTTTATACAAAGAACGCGGTATGAAATACCATGTAGGTGTACTGAGCAACGAAACTGGTAAAGAAGTTGATTTCTATCAAAATGATGTACACCCTGGCGGAAACAGCTACTACAAAGAAAATGAAGAAGTTAATCCAGAAACTGTAAACTATTTTAATGATAACCATAGACGTAGATTAAAAACAGTTACAGTTGATGCTGTATCAAATCTTAAACGTTTCCCTAAGCCTGACTTTGTTAAAATGGATGTTCAAGGTGCAGAACTTGATGTACTCAAAGGTGCTGTAGAAACTCTAAAAGATGTAAAGCACGTTATACTAGAGCTACAGGTTGTAGAATATAACAAAGGTGCTCCGTTGAAGGACGAAGTTATTGCTTACATGGACACGCAGGGTTTTGATTGTACGGGTATTTTTAGCAACAACGGACCTGATGGAGATTATCACTTTGTTCGACGCTAAATACTGCTATGAGAGCAAGTCAGTTTATCGTTGAAGGTCCGCAGGAAAATGCCAATGTTGTGGAAATGTTTAAGAAGTTTCTACCATTGGCCATGGAAGTCTTGGAAGTAGACAGTCTTCCTAAGATGCGCTTCGAACCAGAATTGAATACCGGTGATCAACCTAGCTTTGGTATGTATTCACCAGATGATAATATGCTAGCCGTGGCATTATCTAATCGTCATCCTGTAGATATACTAAGAACTGTGGCACACGAATTAGTACATTTCAAACAGAATATGAATGGCGAACTACATGCAGACAGCGGAGAAACTGGCAGTCCGCACGAAAATCAAGCACATGAGATAGCAGGAGTTATAATGCGTAACTTCAACAAACGCTATCCAGAATACTTAAAAAGTAAACCACTATAAAAAAAGGACCCGAAGGTCCTTTTTTCTTACTTACTATATTATTTTTGGGCTAGGCCCTAATATTATTATTATATTACTTCTTAGCGCCAGCATTAACAAATGCGTACATTTTTTCTGCTGTTTCTAGGACTTTATCGAGACCTGGAAATTCTGGAACTGCTACTGTGCTAACTAGTTGTCCAGTCTTTGGATCTTTCTTAGCAGTTAGTTCCCAACCTGCAAACTTTGTAGAGTGCTCAGATTGAACTAGATCCTTGGCCATGCCTAGAATGTCTGTACGGATTTCGTATCCGTTCTTATTGAATTTTACTTCTGGTAGCTTTGGTGTTTCGAAATTTGACATATTAATCTCCTGTGTGTAATGTCTGTATTGACAACAACTAATTTTGTTGTCTATGTATTTATTATAATGCCTTGCACAGTATATGTAAAGCGATATGAAATTTATTTCTTAAACTTTTTTATTCGTTTCTTGATAATATCAATGACCTGATCACTGAGTACCACTTCGTAATGGTTGTACTCTACATCCACTAATTCCATGTCAGCATGGTGTCGCTGACTGTTGATGGTTACAACACCGTCATTGGGTTCACTCATAAACGGACTTTGTCCTTTTATAGTTACGATGTTAGTCCAAGGGTGCTGTATTTTAATTTTATCTGCCTGCCTCATTACCCAACTACTAGGACCAATATCACGCATTAATCTACTAAAAGGTAGAAAAAATTGTACATAATCGGCAACTTTGGCTCCACCGTAGGGTGTGCTAATAGTAACAGCACCTAATATATTTTTAGGTAAAGCATTGGCAATGTGTAGGGCATATACTCCGCCTAGACTATGTGCAACGAATGCTATCTCTTTAACATCCTTTAACTGTTCCAGCATATCTTTGAGATTGTTTTCAAATCCGTTTCGGCTGTCATAGTTAATATCTATGCCCGATCCTAATTTGTCTCTAATATAATTGAAGCTTTCGCTAGTGGCATTGGCACCGTGAATATACACTAAGTTCATGCCATTATTTATTAGCTTTAATAGTAGTGCTTACTTGCGTTACTGTTGCGATAGGCAGCAATAGTTTCGGCCCAAGTGATTAGACCTTCGTAGAGAGTGTTTAAAAAGTTTTTCATAGATATCTTTCCTTTTGAGAATTGTATTGTTGGATGTAATTTTCCAACTGAGCGGCATCGGTAATGCCTTTGGTGCTTAGATAACTGTCTAAGCGGCTTTGGTATGACGAACCTGGGAACATTTCGGATAGACGTTCCATCATTCGGATCATTTGTTCTGATATGTATTTCATATATGTGTGTCCTTGTTGTAGATACTAATGGTTTCTACTGATAGTATTTATACTAGTATATGCGGCATCGCAGCATTTTCCTAGGTTTTATTTTGCCAATCGTTATGTTATACTATGACTACAAGATCGCTAAATATTGCAAAGGATACTAACTTGAAAAGAGCCACTAAAAGTCTTCTAGAAGAACTAAACTCGATTA